CAAGGGGCGTGACCTGTACCTGCAGGTCATCGCGAAGTCTATCGAAGGGGCGGTGAGCTGATGGCAAGGTGTCAGGTAAAAATGCCGGATGATTTTGCCCTGAGGCTGTCACGGATAGAGCACAATATCTCAGGCATTACCGAGAAGGTAGTTGAGGCCGGGGGAGAGGTTGCCGAGAAGATCGCGCGGGACGAGCTCGATCGGGTCATCGGCAGCGGAACAAAGTTTGACTCCCGCTCTACCGGCGAGCTGAAAAGCGCGCTGGGAGCTTCTCCGGTCGGCGTCGACAAAAAAGGCTTTGTGAATACGAAGATCGGATTCAGCGAGCCCCGCCGGCGGAGATATAAAGCAAAGAACGAGGTCACTAACGCCATGATAGCGAACGTGATCGAGTACGGCAAGTCCGGACAGCCGGCTAAGCCGTTTATGGCCAGAGCTAAGAAAAAAGCCCTGCGACTGTGTAAGCAGGCAATGATCAAGAAATTCGATGAGGAGGTAAGCAAGATATGAATTTATTATCGGAGCTCACCTCTATCATCGAGAGCCTTGATATCCCTGTGGAGACCGGGAAGCTTTCCGATATACCGCCCGATGAGTATATCGTGCTCGTCCCGATCCATGACGATTATGAGCTGTACGCCGACGACCTGCCCGGCGCGGACATCCAGAGTGTCCGGCTCTCGCTCTATACCAAGGGCAATTATATAAGACAGAAAAACCGTGTTCTCAAAGCCCTGCTGAAAGCCGGCATCCTCGTGATCGACCGGTTGTATCTGGGCTATGAACAGGACACAGGATATCATCATTATAACATCGACGCCGAGAATGTATACGGCGTTGATTTGGGAACGGAGGAATAAACTATGGCAACAATCGGACTGAAAAATGCGCATACAGCAGATATTACAGAAGATAACAACGGCAACGAAACCTACGGTACTCCGGAGTATCTTGCTGCAAGCATAAGCGCAAATCTCAGTATAAGCTTCGCGGAAGGGAAGCTCAACGCTGATGATAAGCTCTATGAAGAGGTCAAGGAATTCAGCGAGGGAACTATCACTTTAAACATCGCCGATCTTTATGCGGCTACTGCCGCGAAGCTGCTCGGCTCCCGGCTGGATGACAACGGCATTCTTGTTGAATCTGTTGAGGACAGTGCAAGAGCTCCCTTTGTAGCTCTCGGCTTTGAGGCTCCCCGCTCAAGCGGTAAATCTGAGTATGATTGGTTTTATCGCGTTAAGTTCAGCAAGGGCAGCGAGTCTTACCAGACGAAAAGCAAGGACGGCGTGACCTTTAACACACCCACTATTGAGGGCAAGATCTATCAGAGGAATAAGGCTCTTTCCAACGGAGATCATCCGTGGCGCGCTAAGGTCGTTAAAGGCGAATCTGCCGACAGCGCGACTGCGATCGCCGGCTGGTTCAACGCCGTTTATGAGCCTACCTTCACACCGTAAGGAGCTCGCGCTATGGATGACAGAACAGCTGTAATCACCATTGACGGCAAGGCCTATGATATCGTATGCTCTACCGCTGTAGCTGAGGTTCTTTTAGAGAAGTACGGCAGCATCGAGGAGCTCTGCAATAAGGTCATGAGCATCAAAGATCTGAGCGAGAACGCATCTGAGCTCGTCTGGTTTATCGAGCTCTTTGTGAACGCCGGTATCAGGACGCACAATATCCGTCACCGTGACGCTCCTTTGCCTTTGATGTCAAAGGAAGAGATAGAGCTTCTGACTGTCCCGAAGGAATACCCCGAGCTGTGGGCTTCGATCTGGGACGCGATCTCGCGCGGGATGATGCGCAACGTACAAAGCGAGGAGGATCCCTCCTCAAAAAACTCACCGGTCGGGTAAGCAACGAAGAGTTCTTTACCCGACTCATTTATTTCGGCATGGCTCACCTTCATCTGACTAAGGATGAGGTGTGGGCGATGCCGTTCGGTTTTTTACTCGATCTTCAGGAATGTCACCTGCAGTGGCACGGTGCGGCAAAGCCTAAGAGAGAGTACTTTATCGATGAAATCATACCGGATGGACTGTAAGGAGATGATCACCCTTGTCGGATATAGGATTCAGAGTAGGCGTTGAAGGTGAGAGAGACTTCAAAAACGCGATAGCCGAGATCAACAGGAGCTGCAGAGTCCTGGGCTCAGAGATGAAGGCTGTAGCTGCACAATTTGATAAGGGTGATAAGTCCGTTGAGGCGCTGACTGCCAGTAATGAAGTGCTGAATAAGCAGATCAATGAGCAGAAGACTAAGATCGAGACCCTTAAGGAAGCGCTGAAAAATGCCGCTGAGACTTATGGCGAGACCGATAAGCGTACTCAGAACTGGAAGATCCAGCTGAACAATGCCGAGGCAGCTCTCCATGATATGGAACGCGAGCTCAAAAACAACACGCGCGATATGGAAGCCGCTGAGCACGCGACGGACGAGGAATCTAAGTCTTTAAAAAACATGGGCGACTCCGCTGACGATTCTTCCGCAAAGCTCAAGGCGCTCGGAGGAGTAATGAAGGCGACCGTAGCGGCTGTAGCGGCTATAGGTGCGGCTTCCGTGGCAGCCGGAAAGAAGATATTCGACCTTGCAAAGAGCACAGCTGCCGCCGGCGATGAGATCGATAAAAATTCTCAGAAGATAGGCATCAGCGCAGAATCATATCAGGAATGGGATTATGTATTCCAGCGCTGCGGCGCGGATATTGGCAATCTCAAAAACGGCATGAAAACCCTGTCAAACGTTATTACAGACGCAGGCAACGGTTCTGAAGCCGCGAGAAAGAAACTTGCTGCTGTGGGCTTGTCTATAGACGATCTCAACGGCAAAAGCCAGGATGAGCAGCTCAGTATCGTTATTGCAGCGCTTCAGGATATGGGCTCCGGAGCAGAGCGTACAGCTGCGGCTTCCGATCTTCTCGGTAAATCCGCAACGGATCTCGGCGCTGTTCTCAATCTGACCGCTGAGGAGACGGCTGCGCTCAAAAATGAAGCAAGAGATTACGGCATGGTCATGAGCGACGAGGCTGTAAAAGCTTCTGCCGCTTTCCAGGACAGTCTTACAAAGCTGCAGGGCACGGTCACCGGCTTCAAGAACCGCATGATGAGTGAATTTCTTCCGGGGATGACGACTGTAACAGACGGTATTTCCGATCTGATAGCCGGTAATGCAGACGGGGCGAAGAAGATCAAGGACGGTATTGCCGATGTTATGGATACGGTGAACGATATGATTCCCGAAGCCGTCGATTTTCTCTCAACAATCGGTGAAGCTTTGCTTGAGAATGTGCCGGATATCATAGATAATTTGGCAACAAATATCGCTGATCTTTTACCTAAGGCTTTTGATACTTTACTCAATAATGTTGTTCCTAAACTGATAGAGTCTGCTATGACCCTGCTCCCGAAGCTCATCACAGGTGCAATGCAGATGGCAAACAGTCTGGTTCAGTTTATAGCAAAGGCCCTTCCTGGGCTCACAGTAAAGCTTGTTGATACAATGATGGACAATCTGCCCATGTTGATCAACGGCGCGACAGAACTGGTGCTGGGTGTTGCGGACGCTTTGCCAAAGATCATCAAGGGTTTGATAGACGCTTCGCCCACGATCATCCAAAGAATAGTTGAAGGATTTAATGAATCACTGCCGATACTGATAGACGGAGCTGTTCAGCTGGTAATATCACTGACCGAGAGTATTCCCGAGATCATCAGCAGCCTTATTGCTGCTATTCCGCAGATAATCAAGGCGATATTTGATCCTAACGACGGTTTTTTGAGTTCTAAAAATATCAATTTACTGATTAATGGGGCTATTGAAATAGTCAAGCAGATCGTTATTCATCTCCCTGAAATTACTCTGGGTTTGATCAATGCAATACCGGATATTATTGACGGTATTTGCGATGGCTTTGGACCTCTTGTCGGTCGTATGCTTGGCATTGGCGATGAAGCCGGTACTGCGTTGATGCAAGGAATCGCTAACTCATTTATGCCCGGTTTTTTGATCAGAAATAAAATTAACGAGCTAAGAGATGAATATTCTGAGCAAATGACGAAAGAGGTTGTTTCCGGCATATCTACGGGAGCGGCCTTAGCTGCTGCTGCGGCAAATGTTGCAAAGAATAAATATACCTTTGCCGCTGAGGGCCACGTTTTCAACAAACCGACTAACGTTATCCTCGGTGAAGACGGTCCCGAGGCAGTAGTCCCGTTGAAGAACAATACCGAATGGATCGATATGGTCGCTCAGCAGATGAGGAGCGCTGTGTACGCTGCGGACAGATCCTTAGCTTCCGCCGCCGCTGCCGGCGCAAACGCAGGAGCTTCTCCCGTAAATGTTACCGTCACCTTCAGCGACGTTCACATCGATTCGGAATTGGATATCTATGAAGTCGCCGATAAGGTCTCCGGCATTGTTGCTGATAATATCGTAAGAAAAGGCAGGGGGTTCAGCTGATGAGATATGATTTTAAATATGCCGGAAGATCTCTCTCTGAATTCTACGGCGTCACGATCTCCCGCCCGCCGATAGAGATAGCGGCATATGACGGCGAGCATGTGGATATTCCCGGACATAACGGCTCGGATTATATCGATAAAAAGCGGTATAAGGACGTTCAGTTCACCCGTAAGATCGGATTCATTCAGCGGCGTATGCCCGATAATCCTGTACAAAAGCTCATTGAATGGCTTGGGTATCTTCACGGGTATCAGGAGTTTGAGGACACCGATCATCCCGGAATGGTGACTTACGCTGATCTTAAAGATCCGGGAAG